GTGCCAAGTGATACTCTATCATTGCCTTGTTTCTTATCTATTGCTTTACCTATGTTTAAACTCTTTGGAAACCCACTACCATATAACCACATAATTTGATCACGAATATCAAACCCAGCATCTTCTATTGCAACTGCCATTCTATGATATGTTCGACTACCAGAGAAGGCAAGTAAGTGTCCTCCAGGTTTTAATACTTTCATAAACAGTTCCCAAGTTTCTTTACGAAATGCAATATCACCACCATCCCATTCTTTACCCATAAAACCAACAGACTGTCTTCGAAACGCACCGTCTTTATCTTTTGCTGGTGCTGAACCCTCTTTACCAAATCTCTCTACAATAGAAGTAAGATGATAAGGTGGATCAGTTACAATAGAGTCAACTTGTATTCCATCATTAACTAACTTCTCTACTTCTTTTAAACAATCACCATTAATTAACATAATCTAAAATTTCTTCCTCTTCACATTATTCTAAAAAAGTTATAAACCACAATATGATCTAGGCACACCTAACATTGGTCTACCATCATATTCGTTCTCTTTTGCTCCTTCAGTATCTTGATTATTGTAATGAAAAAAAACTTGCCCACATAGGTTGCCAGTAAACTTTTCTCTCCAATGTTCACATAAGTTTCCTTTATATATCATCATATCACCTGGTTTTAATAATACCTTTACACCTTTAGTGCCTCCGTCACGATAAATCAATAAATTATCTTCTTGTTTATATCCTCCAAGCATAGTGTTTGGTTCTATATATATTGCCCACTCATCTCCACCTAAATTCATTGTAGTTGATATTTCACAACTAAACCTATCTTTGTGTCTTTCTAAAACATTGCCTTTTATATACAACCTTGCGTAAGAGTAATTAGGCACTAGCTTTTTATTTATTTTTTCTTCAATAAATTTTGTGCAAGATTGTAATAAAGTTTCCGTAAGCATATCACCATAAACAGCAAAAGCTCCCTCTGCTTGTTCATCTTGAAAAAATCCCCAATCATCTGAGTTTACTTGATTATGATCCCATAAATACTTTGATACTTTTGATTTGTTTTTTAAATAAGTATATACAAATTCACAGATTGTAGGATCAACAGCATTTTTAATAATATCATAATTATTTTTATCAAATTTATTCATTATCTCCTCTTATATAATTTAAATAGTCTACACCTATAGGATAATTATACCTATGGTCTGTTCCGAGTAAATGTAATCTTTTTTTAGCTCTAGTAACTCCAACATAATATACTTTTCTTTCTTCAGACTTTTCTTGTAAGTTTTTATTATGAAAAGAACTAATCCAATTAGTTTTTGAAAAGAGTAAAACATTATCAGCCTCTGATCCTTTGCAAGAATGTATAGTGTCTAATATTATTTGAGGATCTTTATCTAAAGTTTTTTGACCGTATCTTTGTAACAATCTCACAAAGTAAGTTACTTGTGGTATATGAAAATTTCTTTTTAAAATTTCATACCAAGGTTTGTTATACGCCTCATCATTTAATTCTAATCCACACCAATCTATCAAACCATCAAAATCATATTGTTGTGTGTCTGGCAAACTCAACCAAAACTTTATAGATCTGTAAGAACTATCTTTCACTTCCCTAATATATTTAAACATATTCTCTGCTTCTTGTTTCGTGATACTTTTACCGTTAGCAATTTTAGTCCAACTCTTAATTGCATCCCATTGTTTTTGATCAAAAGATTTATTGCCACGATTATCAGAAAAATATAAACCAGCATCTTTTGCCATCATTCGTAATTCATTAACCACTGAGTTTACTCTACCTAAAATAAACCAAGTGCCTTCTAAGTTGAGAGGAACCTCTTGAAATCTTAAATATCTTTTTACATAACTTTCTTTATCAGACGGATAGTATTCTTTCTCTAAACTATCTATAATACCTCTTCTTATTATCTGTGAGAATTGATAGATAGCTTCACCAAATCGTTTTGTTTTTCTTAATATTACTTTGCGACCTGGAAAGTAAGTTGTAAAATATTTATGATCACTTCCATTCCAACCGTATATACTCTGATCATCATCTCCTGCTATTACTATTCTATCTACATTGCCAACCATTTTATATATTAACGACCACTGTAAAGGAGTAAAGTCTTGAGCCTCATCTAATATCAATAATTTTAAGTTAGGAAAGTCTACTTCATTAATAGCTCTTTCTATCATATCCGTAAAATCTATAAAACTATCTTTTTTGTAATGTTCATAAGTAGAGATCTTTCTTAAGTAAACATCTAATGAATCTTTTTTGTAATTTTCTTTTTTGTAAGTAAGGACAGGATCTTGCATTGTGTTTCTTGCTTTATCATAAATACCTAAAGACCAGTCTTTATATATAAACCCATCATCTGCCAAACGATTATCTGAAGTTTTAATTATTTTATTTTGTAATGCAAAATCTATCATACAATTTTTAGGATCAAATACTTCCTCTTCAAAATATCTTCTTGCATATTTGTGTAGCGTCTTGAATCTTTCAAAGTCTTTTATATTAAAATTAGGAAAAGTATTTATTGCTCTATCTATTGCTTCATTAACTGCTTTGTTAGTAAAACTTATGTAAGCAATATCATTAGGTGATACCCCTTTTGCTAAATACCTTTTAAGTATTCGTTCTATTAATGTATATGTTTTACCTGTACCAGGTGGTCCATATATTTTAATAGTTTTTTTATGTATCGCTTTCTGTTTCTCCAGTCCTAAACTTGTCATGATACGCTTCATCTAACTCCGTTATTTTATCTTTTGTTTTTTGTTTAATACTTTCGTGAGAAATAAACTCTGGCAAAGTAACGTGCCAAATATTTTTCTCTCCCTCGTGATAATCTTTTCTTCTACACCCTAATAAACGCAAAGCATCAGTTGTTGTATTAAATATTCGTGCTGCATTTTTTTTAATAAATTTATCTAAGGTTATCTTTTTAAAATAACATATATTACTAGAGGTATCTAATACCACATACCCATCTTTTAACTTATCGTAATTGTCTTGTTCAATATGACTTTCAAAAAACTTCTTTAATGTGTTATATTTTTCTTCTTCTAAAGTATCTTCAAACTTATGTTGTGAGTCTTCTACAGATCTTTCTACTACACCCTTCATTAATAACTCAAAAGGATTAGGACCTTTTTTACTTTTAGGTAAAGTCATCCAAAAAACTCTGTAGCGTAATAATCTGGTTCTAAATGTTTTCTCATCTTTCATATCTTCTGGTTGCACCGTTATGCGTTGTCCTTGATAGTTGAACTCATACCAAATAGTTTTTGTATCTCTAATAAAAGTAATGTCAGTAAAATTATCTATAATCTCTGGTATAGCTTCACCAATACCTAAACGTCTTTGTTTGCATAATTCTTTATTACATATTGGTGCATACTCTGGATGTTTAGGTGGACATTGAAAATCGTAATTACTTTTGTGTACACTTTTAGATAGTTGGGTAACCTCGTTTCGTGGTAACGGATTATGAAATATTTGACTGTTTCTACTGTGAGCTATCTCCTCTAACTCAGCAACAGTATTAGCATTATTCTTTTTCATTTCTAATACCAACACATTAAATAAATAATTATTTCTGTTGTTACCTTCCCATCTTTCTTGTATTAACTTTTGCACACAAGGTGCATAAGTATTCCACATACTTTCTGGTTCATAGTCTTTTATTCTAAGTTTATAAAAATCTTCTGGTGCTATTCTTTTTGTTTCAGCAATCTCAATAAATTTTTGAATTAATACAGGATTGTTATTATCGTCATAAGCAAACTCCATACTGCTATTCATATTTTGATAAGGCATATTCAATGCTTTGTTACAAGGAAATATTTCTTGTGCTAAAAAGTATTTATCATTTATTTTTTTTAGTTTATCTGCCACCCTATCAACTTCTGCCCAACCTAAAAAAAATACAAATATATGTAACCCACCAGATTTCGATTTTACTGCAACAAGTGGCAGCTTATAGTTTTTAATTATGTCTACATATTTTTTTTGTGAATAATTTTTGTAGCTATTAGGATCTACATCAATACAACCCCACATACATTTACCGTTTTGTTCTGGTTTAAAACCAATTCTAATTTTACCACTTAAATGTTCTTTCCATTGTTTAATGGTTACTGGTTCGTTAACCGTAGTATAAGAGGTGATCCTCTTACCCCTATCATCAAGCTCTCCTGTTACAGAGGACTTGATGTAAGAGTCAGAGTTCCCTTTGAAAAGATCAAAGAGTTTCTGCATGATACTTTAAAAAGGATCGTCTTCAGATTGTGAAGTAACCTGTTCCTGTTTAGGTTCTGGTTTTTTTTCAGTATCTTGTATTTCAGATTCATAATCTATTTTTCCAAAAATATCATTTTTAGAAACTGTTTCAAAAAAAGATTTATAAACTTGCATGATTGCATCATCTTTACCTTCATCCAACCATTTAACAAATTCGATTGCCCATCCATGCCATTTGTGACCTTTTTGTACATTCTCTTCTTTTACTGTAGATAGTTTATATACACTACTCCATAAAGGTGGAACATAACTGCCTAAATCATCTACTCTTGACTTTGTTGTAGTTGTAGTATTCCAAGCAGTAGATTTTTTCTTCTGTGATGATTTCATAGTAATCAATACAGATTCAATTGGCTCAAAAGTTTTAGGATCAACTATGTAACAGAAATGATTACCAGTATCTTCAACATAAGTGCCACTACTTGTTCTGTCTTTACCTTCGTCATCTCTTGTTGTATTTTTTTTCATATCATACTTTAAATGAATAGTTGGTCTACCTACTCCTTTACCTCTGTCTTCCCATTCATTGTAAGTGTTGATATAAAAACAAGGTACAACCGTAATACTTTTTCCATATAAAGTATTTGTAACTTCATTATATATATCACCTATTTTTGCTCTTTCATTATACATAGGATTACCATCATCTAACACTGGACTAGATGAATGTAATAATTTTAGTATTGGTAATTTCATATCTTTAGCAGATATTTTTTCCATACCTTGTCCAGCATGTTCCCTTAAACTTATTTTAGTTTTAGTAGGTAAACTTTCTTTTTTCTTCATAACTGTATTCATATTAACTCCTTATTATTTTAGTTTTGTTTGATTGAAATATAGAAAACACATCACTAGGAACTGCTTCACCTTTTTCTAAAATTAATTCTTTAAAAGTTGCAGTTAAAGTATTTGTGTTAACTTTCTCTTCTCGATTAACATTTAACCCTTTTGACTTCAAATCCTCATAAATATCTGAAGCCATATTGTCTTCACTTTTTTTAAAGTTAATTGCTAATTGATTCTTAATA